ACAGGCACGTCTACGTCAACATTGACGCGCATCAATGATGCTGTTGGTAAAGTCGCCAATATTGGTGTAGACGCACAGGTTGTTGCTAACGACTTTGACTCTCTGCCTATATGGGGCGAAATGAAACAGGTCACAGATTTGTCTGGAAACGTGTTTATTCGCATCCCTAAGTTTTACATATACAAGTCATTTGTTCCCGGTGGCAAGTCAACGCTAAAGGTCAGCAAATATCAATGGCCGGGATTCTATCTGCCGTGGTGCTTTTGGGACTTCACCAACAGCAGAGAGCTTGACTATTTTGACTTCGGTGCGTACAAGGCAGGTCTGGATACGACGAAGCTAACATCTAAAGCCGGTGAGTATCCTCTTGTCAGTAAAAACATCGTGGAATTTCGTGGGTATGCAGAAGCGAACGGCGCAGGGTATCAGCAGTTAGACGTCCATGCTTATGACGTTCTGGCTACGCTGTTCCAAATTGAGTTTGCCACGCTTGATAGTCAGTCTGTTATGGCTGGCTATACGTCCGGGCAATATTTAGCATCTCATGCTCTAACCGCAGACACCAATCCAGCCGGGAATTCCTTGGTGGTAGCGAACGCAACCGGCACACTATACAGGGTTGGTCAAGCGATTTCGGTTGGAACATCACTCGGTGGTAATCAGAGGTTTTACGGACGCAGCATTACTCAAATAGACGCAGATACACCTGTCGCTGGCTCAACAACCATTACATTTGACGGCGATGCTGTTGCTTTAACGACAGGCGATATTTTGTATAATACGGGATACAAAAACGGATTCTCGTCAAGCATCATGGCATCGTCCGGGTGCGTTGGTGCCAATGACGGTAAATATCCATGCAGTTATCGTGGTATTGAATCGCCGTGGGGCGACGTGTGGCAGTTTGTCGATGGGATAAATATCGAAGCAGACTATAAGCCATGGGTTTGCGAAAATGCTGATGACTACGAGAGCAATAAATTTATATCACCGTATAAAAAATTAAGTTATACAAATGCAACGTCAAATAATTATGTTGTGGAAATGGGGGTTGATGAAGAACATCCATTCGCTAACTTTCCTACCTCCGTTGCCGTAGTAGCCAGCAGTCCATATAAAGACTATTACTATCAGGCGACAGGAAACAGAATTGCTCGTGTAGGTGGTTACTGGCTCAATGGCTCTGGCGCGGGGTTGTCCTACTGGGACTTCAACGTCAACTCGTCGGGCGCGGCCGTGGCTGTCGGCGGGCGGCTTCTTAGGAAACCTATTTAGCGGGGGTGTGGGGGCGGCCAGCCCCCGGTGCTAAAGGGGCTATGGAGTGCGCGCTTGCTCATGTAGGTGGTAACTGGAACAATGGCTCTAACGCAGGGTTGTCCTACTGGAACTTCAACAACAACTCGTCGAACACGAACGTGAATATCGGCAGGCAGACTCTTATTGAAAATATTTTAATGCACTCCGTAATCCTCGCCACTTGGCGAAAATTAAGACCATAAATAGCGCGAGTTAGTAGCAATGTCGAAAGCCCGTGAGGTCAATAAGAAAGGTAACATGTGAAAAGAGTGGGAAACATTTATAACAGGATATGTGATGTTGAAAACATAAAGGTTGCCATGCGTAATGCGTCTCTTGGTAAGCGGTCTCAATCAAGGGTCAAGCACGTGTTATTACATGAAGACTTTTATGCGTCATGTATATCTGAAACATTGAAAACAAAAACATATATCCCGTCACCGCATACAGAAAAAACAATAAAAGATGGCCCCAATAAGAAAGAAAGGACTATTTGCAAACCAAGATTTTATCCAGACCAAATCATACACTGGTCTTTAATGATGGTTATACAGCCAATTATTATGCGGGGTATGTATGAGTATAGTTGCGGGAGTATTCCTAAACGAGGCACAAGCTATGCGCAGAAGACTCTTAGAAAGTGGCTTGATTGCGACAGAAAGAACACGAAGTATTGTCTGAAGATGGATATATCTAAGTTTTACCCATCAATAGATAATGAAAAATTAAAAGTCATGTTTGCGAAAAAGATAAAAGACAAAGACTGTCTGTGGCTTATTAATATAATAATAGATGCCAACAAGGGACAGCCGATTGGGTATTACACAAGCCAATGGTTCAGCAATTTCTTCTTGGAAGGATTAGACCATTATATAAAAGAGGAGTTGCGAGTTTTATATTATGTCCGGTATGTTGATGACCTTGTATTACTAGGCGCAAACAAGCGCAGATTGCACTTTGCAGGAAAACAAATATCTTATTATCTTAATTCAATAGGACTGAAAATGAAAGACAATTGGCAGTTGTTTCCGCTAAAGCATAGGGACATAGACTTTCTCGGACTTAGATTTTTCCGCGACAGAACAATCCTGCGCAAGAGAAATAGTCTGCGAATGCGCAGGCGCATAAAACGGGTCGGCAAAAAATACAGGCTCAATCACCATGACGCAAGCGCAGTAATATCTTACTGGGGCTGGATAAAAAGAAGTGATAGTTACTGGTTTTACAATAATTACATAAAACCATATATAAGCATTAAGAAGTGCAGAAAGGTGATAAGTGCATATGGAAGACGTAATTCGCATCCCACAGTACAATCAACTGACGCAATCGCTACATGAGGATGGCAAGGGCGGGTATATCGTTCGTGACATGCCGATTGAAAAAGCACAACCAGGACCAGAACCGATTGAGCAACACGAAATTGTGCCAAGACCGTATGAGCGAAGCACAGCAGAAATCGTGCATGAATTGCTGGCGGAAAATGCCGACCTTAAAGCCCGCCTTGCCAAAGTCGAGGCGGTACCGCTGGTCAAGACTGCGCTGGAACAGGTTGCCGAAAAGACCATAACGTAAAGAAGGGCATGATATAATAGATAGCATAAGGGAGTGATCTTATGGATGTAACGGCATTACTGGCTCTGGTAGACGACTTGTACCCGAATGCGGAGTCGTCTGCAACCAAGGTTCAGTACATGAACATAGCGATGAAAGACCTTAGCCAGTATTTTGGCAAGATTGTAGAAGACGCTACGCTTGTTACTGTTGCAGATCAGGACTCATACACATATCCTACAGGATTAACAGCGATAGAGCAGATTGAATCGTTAGCCGTTGCGAACCAGGCGACACCGGAGAACCGTTACGACTATACGCAATACAAGTTAGCGAAGTCTGAATATCATCCCATGTCGTACAACTCTTATTTCGAGATTATTTCAGATAGCGGTAGAAAGAAGCTGTGCTTGTATCCTGTTCCGTCAGAAGACGATCTGACTATTGTTATCCGGTATCGTACGGAACTACCGGAACTTGATTCTACCAAGCTGACAGAAGAGCCGGAGTTCGATTCAAAATACCACGAAGCATTGGCTTTCTACTGTGCGCATCTGATTGCAATGCAGGGTGCTTCACCGGACAGGGTACAGGCCGATGCGTTTATGCGCAAGTACGATGACATAGAAACAAAGCTATGGAAACGGAGCATGGAGATAGCCGCGAAGAAACGCAAAACGCCAAGGGATAATCCTCAGTGGCACAAGAACAGGTCGTATGCAAGGGGCTTTGAAGATGCGCAGTTATTACGGTAATTACGGTAATATCAACCAGATGCGCGGGCTACTGACTCGTCCTACGGCGGGGCTTAACGAATATACGCCTGCTAACGATATTACTGAAAACCATCTGTCCGATTGCCTTGATGTAACACCTGTTCGCAATTCCGCATTAAAGTTTTATGCGCCACCTACAACGACAGACCCCATTTACGAAGCGATTGCCGAGATGGCGGGGCTTGTGTACGAGTCGTTATCAGATTCTGATTCTAATAGCGAACATCTTTATATGTTGCTTGCGTCCGGTAGCGGTTGGTATATCGTCAAGGCTGATCTTACAAGTGGCCCTATTACAAGATACGATGTGTCTACGCAAATGGGGTCAATAACCACACCTGATTATAAGATATTTACTGGTTGTTTGTTTGCTACTGAAGCTGCTAAATATGTATGCTTTGCTTGTAATGGTGCGGATAAGATTGTTTATCTTAACATTACTGCCGGGACAGTAGGCGTTGTTGCTCTTGACTTTACGCCTAAAAAAATTGTGTCGCATGTCAACCGCATATTTGTTATAGACGATGCCAACGTTCTATGGTGGAGTAAAGCGGGCGACTTGACAAGCTGGTATGGTGCTATTGGTTCTGACTCTTTTGTAAATCGTGATGCTGGGTATTGGACGATTGAAAGCGAACGGTATTTGTCGGAGATATGCGTCCTCAATAATAATTTATATATCTTTGGGCTTAGTAATATATATATCTTCAGAGGATATAGTTATAGCACATTCTCTTTGGATATGATTATTTCTAATGTCGGCATCCGTGCTACACATTCTAGTCGATTGCTTACTACTGTTAATAACAAGGCATACTTTATAAGCACAGAATATAGCACGACAAACAAGGCCGAAACGCCACTAAAAGCAGACATATACGAGTTTGATGGAAGTTCTATGCCGAAAGTCATATCGCGACCTGTTATTACAAACGGCGGGTCTGTTAACGGTGTGTTTGGTGGTATATATAACGAGTCGCTTAACTACATTGTCGCTGATGAAAA